CTGGGCGCCCCTGTCGAGGCCAATCCAATCGTGAAAGAGTTTAACCGCACTGACTTGCGCATGGACTTGAACACGACTCCTAGCAGTCGACTATGGTTTGGCAGCCTCGAAGAACCCGAAATGGCAGAAGGCCCTAGCGTTGACGCTATCCACATTGACGAGGCACGCTTAGTGCGACATTTCAGCTTAGCCTGGCAAGTCTGCCAAAGACGTCTGCGCGGCAGTCGACCTGGCAACCGCGTGGGCGCCTGGATCACCACCACCCCGGACATGCCGGGCAGCGATCTATTCAACGAGTTTGAGAACCCAAAGACCCGGAATCCTCTCAGTAAAATCTACCGCTTCAGCATAGACGCTAACAAAGACAACTTGCCTCCAGGCTACATCGAGAACATCAAGCGCAGCCACACAGGAGGATTAGCTGAACGATTCGTGCATGGCCGCTTCGCTAGAGCTGGCGAAGGCAACTTTCCATTCGACAGCGCAGTGCACATTAAGGACGTTGACCCAAAATTCCTGCACACAATCCGTTATGGCGTGGACTTCGGCTGGACAAACCCCAGCGCCATAATCGTGATTGCCCATGACAGCGACAACCGCGTCTATGCCCTGGACGAATTCTACCAATCGCAAACGCACACCGAGACCTTAATCAAAGAGTTGAAAGACTTTGCCCGCGAATATGGCTCCGGGCCTATCTTCTGCGATAAGACAAGCCCTGAGACCATCGAGGTCATAAGGCACGCTGGTCTGCCAGCAGAACCATATGCAAACAGGCGAGAGGACGGTCTCAGGGAGCTTGGCGGACGCTTCCTGATTGCTGGCGATGGCAAGCCGCGAATCTACATTTCAAATAGGTGCGCAAATCTGATTAACGAGTTATTCGAGTATAATGAAGCAGTAAAGGAACGTGACCACGCAGTTGATGCGCTACGCTATGCCTTATTGCTTCGTCCACCGCCTGACTTGGAAGCATTCAGGTTGGGATTAACATGACCCAAAAAAAGCCCAAGCGCAAGCAAGAGAAAAGCCGAGCCCTAACAGTCGCCGGCGCAAAAGTCGATGCAGTGACAGGCGAAGCTGAGACAGCCAGTCTCCGCGGGACCTCCAAAACAAAAGGCCTCTTCAGCCAGCCTCTTGACTTGACCGATATCGTGTGGGGTGTCCGCCGGGAACCCGGCTTATTCCGAGTCACCTATGGTGTGGCCTTGGATGTCTGGGACAATTGGTTCACAGTCAAAAACACAGATGACGAGGCAGACGAAACATTCAACAAAAACGTCCAAAGGAAGCTGGAGGACCTCAAGGCCAAATCATACTTAATACAGCTGACCGCCCTGGAACGCCTTTTCGGATGGGCAATTCTAGTGCTCGGCGCCGAAGACTCCGCTGAACAACTGGACGAAGAGCTACGAGGAGCTGCCAAAATCTCTGACCTTGAAGTCTACGCTGGAGACTACCATATCACCGATGTCCAAGAAGACAGTGCTGGCATGCCTGAAGTCTACAAGATAGGCGGAGAGAAGGCAGGCCTCAAAGAAATCCATTTCAGCAGAGTCTGCCACGCGGCCACACGCCTCTTCCTACATCGGTACAAGGGATTAAGCATAGCCGAGTTGATTTATGATGACAGCGTGAGCCTGCGCTATATCCGATGGGCTGCTGCTCTCGCTATGATCCGCATGGGCGGCGGCGTGCCGCATGTAACATACAAGGGCGCAGACAAAACCAAAATCAACGCCTTCATTAACACGCAACCCTTCGACAATCTTAACCAGCTAAAATACTTCGTTTCAGATGAAGACAAGACCCTGGAATTCAAAGGCATCGGCAACAATGCCCTGGACCCAACTAGATATCAAACGCCCAGCCGGGAGAGCATAAGCACTGGCACGGGCATCCCCGAGCCAATGCTTCGAGGAGCGCAAGCAGGCGCCCTGACAGGCAGCGAAGTGAATGAACGTGCCTACTTTAAGATGATTAGTGACCAGCAAACATTGTTCGAGCCTGTTCTCAAACGCCTTATCGACAAAGCGATTGGCGGCGAGGGCGGAAAGTTGCCAAACTACAAGATCGCCTGGGTGCCCGCATTCGAGGTCACAGAGCGAGAGCAAGCAGAGGTCGACTTAATGCGCTCCGAGATCGCCAAGAACATGACAACCATCATGCAAGTCAACGAGGTGCGCAAGAAAGTCTATGACCTTAAAGAAATACCTGGAGGAGACGTGATCCTGGGCATTCGCGGCCAAGAGCAACCCTCTAGTTTTCAGCCAAGTCTTCCGGGAATAGATGCAGTGTCCGAGGTTGAGAAAAATCTGACTATTGAGCTTAAACGTATCTTTGAGAAAGTCCGGGCAAACGATATGGACAGAGAGGAAGGGTTGTTGGCAGTCAGCCTTATTTTAGACGAGCATATCAATAGAATGAAACAAACAGTGAAGTCTAAATTAGAGGTTCGCATCGGCAAACCCATCGGAGACTTAAGTCCAGAGCAAGAGCATTATTTCATAGGACTCAAGAAACGTTACATGCAGGATTTCAAACGCATTTTAGAAGATGCTGGTTTATAGACCCCTAGGCTCCTGCTTCTCTGAAACTGACATAGTACTCATGGCCGAATTGGAACATCATTGCTGCTTCCGCGTTCACTGTCTGAAAATTGAATACGCCGCTGGGCGTTGCTTCCCAAAACTTCTTATTTTCCTCGCTGTCTCCTGCCACCGCGTGAAATTCCAGATCGTAGACCTTGCGCTTTCTGTAGTCAAGATATGTCTTCACTGCTGAAAAAACCATCTTCACGAAGACTTCTTTAGTTTCTGACATGCCCCTCTCTATAAACACATGTTGCACTTAAATCTTCCATATATAAGGAAGAATGCCCAACCCAAAAAACTTTAAGCAATCCTAGGGCTATAACTATCCGATGGAAATGAATACGCCTTGAGCAGCAGCGACTTCTGGTCGACCAATGAGGGTCTCTATGTGCGCATCGAAGACCTAGCAGAATCAATGACTTGGCAGGTCATCAACGAATCATTGAAGGTCCTGGGAACGCAGGCAGGCGCTACAGAATTTGAGTGGATCACCGAAGTAGACGAGCGCTCATGCGACTACTGCGACAGCCAATCCGGGCGCCGCTACAAAAGAGGCCAATTCGTGCCCAACATTCCTGTGCATCCAAATTGTCGCTGCCACTGGGACGTTCATTTCCAAGAACTAAAAACCAGAGAGGAACGTGCATGAACATGCGCAAGTTTGGAACAAGCATAGCTGAGATTGACTCCACAAAAATCATCCTGGACGATGAGAAAGAGCTGGTTGTACCAGCGGTCCTAGCCCGAGAAGCCGTCCTACGATATCCAAGCGGCAAGTCATTCAGGCCAGCAACCGAGCTGAAAAACAGCATGCTCACGTTTGCCACCTGGGTGGTCACAGGCAAGCATCCGCCCTACATGATCCTGACAAACCCGGCAGATGTAAAGGGTCACACAGGCAGCATCCAATGGGACGAGGCTATACCACTACCTGATGGCAAAGGCACAACGCCCGGCGTGCGCGGGCAAGTCCACTTCTTGAAGGACCGTTGCGACCCCGCCTTCCTCGAGGAAGTGCGCACGCACAAACGCAAAGACGTAAGCATCGGCTTTCTCAGCCAGGACGTTTTAGAGCCCGGCGAATACAAGGGCGAAAAATACGACTTCGTCCAGAAGAACATCATGGTCAACCACGTGGCCGCAGGCGTGGCCTTGGGCAGAGGCACCCGGGATGGATTTCCATGCGAGATCAGCGTTGACGCTGTCTTTCTGCCTGAAGACGTGCAAGCACATGCGGATCCCTGGGAGGAAACCGAAGACTCAATCCGCAGTGGGCATGGTGACGCTAGCCAAGCCGAGACCTGCAGAACCACTGACTTCGATGGCAAGCTACCAAAAGGGATCAAAGCTGTCTACTGCAAACGGAAAGACTCAGACGAATGGTATGTTCAAAGTTACATATTCCCTAAGAGCGAGGGCTGGACTATGGCCTCAGCGAAAGAATGGTTCAGCTCACACAACGATGCCATAACCAAAGCATGGGGAGATATGGCCGCAGCAGCAGGCAACGGCGAACAGAAGCCCCTAGATGAGGGCGCCGAGCAGAATCCGCCACCGCCTCCACCGCCAACATTGGACCCAGCTAAAGAAGTTGAACGAGCGAAGAACGTTCTTCAAAAGCGGAAGAATCTCCGCTAAAACTTTCCCTTTTTTGCCGTGCCATTGTGCATAGGCTTTAAGAAGATTCCAGACAAACTATTTCCGAATGAGGAATCAAAATGGATCAAAAACCTAACGCTGAATCTGCAACACGAATAAGCATTGACGAAGCTGAAAAACAGATCACTGACTTGACCATTGAACGTGACAACCTCAAGATTCAACTTGATGATGTCACAAAACAGCTGAGCGCAGCCACCGATATCCTGCAAGCAGACTTGCGCAGTAAACTGTCGCAGCGCATCCGCACTTTGACAAACTATACACCCGATCAGCTGGCAAAGATGAGCCTGGACGAGCTCGAGGTTGTGGCAAACGTAGCCCAGCAAACAAAGACGCCGCACAAGAACATTCACTTCCCAGGCGCCAACGTTGACGAGCCCGAAGAGCATCCTCTCAACCGCATATTCGCGGATACATGGGAGAAGAAAAAGTAGGTGACCATAAATGCCACAGGGAATTGTTAAACCAAGCAACTCAGTTATCGTGGACATATCCACCAGCGAGGTCAGAGAAGTTGAAATAGGCGCCAACGCCACAGCAGCCAAAATGCTCCCAGGACGAGCAGTCATCCATGACACCAACGATGGCGATGTCAAAGAAGCCGCGGCCAAAGCAGACAACATGCTCGGCGTTCTCCTAGATCAACCAGACGAACTGATAACGCACGCTTACGCTGTAGGCGAAATGGCACGCCTGGCAGAAGCAGGCTCAGGCGCCAAAGTTGTAGTTACCCTGGTAACCGGGAGCGCTGCAGTCGCTCCAGGAGACCCACTGGTAACCGCAGCCGACGGAAAATTCGCAAAGCAAGCCGTAGCCGCAATGGGCTCACAAGGAACCGTATTTGCACGTGCATTGGAAACCGCTGACCCAACAGCCGCAGACAAGACCATTGTCGCAAAGCTAGTGACAGGCGGCGAACCAGCCGCAGCCTCATAGGAGCAGTGAAAAGAATGTCTGGACAATATGGTTTAAGCAAAGTCGGAGTAGACACTGGATCACTGACAACTGAAGAGATCCGCATAATCGAGAACGCTGTTATTGACGCTGCGAGGCCTCAGTTGATCGCTAGGCGAATTTTCGCCCCGGCACCCATCGCGGATATTGGCGTCCGCACCTGGAGACAATATTCGATAACTGACATGGGACAAGCTGTCATCGACATGGATGGCTTAACGGATTCAGGTGACCGAGTAGTCCTGGCTGAAAAAGACGTGACTGTGCCCATGATAAGCAAGAACTTTGACCTGTTCTTCAGAGACATCGCCTCGAGCAGACGCTATGGAACACCGCTCGATGTCATGAGTGCAAGAAACGCTGCTATTCAATGCGCTGAAGAAGAAGACAAACTATGCCTAACAGGAGAATACACGGGCTGGCGAGCCTACGGCATCCAGGGACTAACAACCGCGACAGGCCGCCAAGCAGTTAACGGTGGAGACTGGAGTGCTACAGCAGTCACTGAAGTTGGCGCGGCCATCGCTCTTCTACAGGCATACGGATTCTATGGACCCTACGCAGCAATCATGCCAAGCACATTCTACGGACAGTTGCTCGCATTAATCTCAAACACCGGGACATTGCTACTCAAAGTCATTCAGGAAATGGTCGACCAAGTAATCGTCAGTGACAACCTATTTGCAGCCGACGGTGACCAGGACAGTGTAGTTGTGTGCCAACCGGGATTTGACAACTTCGTCTTAGGCATAGCGCAGAACCCAACAACCTTCATGCATCAAAAGGCAGACATGAACTACAGGGGCAAAGTCTGGGAAGTCGCAGTGCCATACATCAAGCGGCCAAAAGCCATCGTGGAAATCAACACGCTGACTTAAGCAACCTAGCATCTCAGCAGCCAACATCCCCTCTTTTTTCTGTTTATGGCAATTCTTTTAAACAGAACACTCTCTATTACTCTTCCAGAGGAATTGAGCAGATGCCGAAGTTTCGACTTATCAAAGTCAGCGTGCTCAAGGTAGGCGAAAAAATCTATCAAACAGGCGATATCGTGGACGTGCCACAGGAAACCTATGACAAAATGAAGGGTAGCGACTATTTCCAGGAGCTACCAAAAGAAGAGCCAAAAACCGCACCAGCCCCGGCACCTGAGTTGGCGCCTTCACCACCTGTAGAACCTGAGACCAGCAAACCCGAGCCAACCCGCCCTGAGCCGCGTCGGTCCGGGAAGAAATAGGAGCGTTAAGACATGGTCAAAGGCTTTGAATGGGATGAATGGAACGGCGCTGGAAAAACCCAGAGCCACATGCCATCAGCGCCAAACGTAAACTGGGGCAACGTTGACCAAAATAAACTTGACTACACGCTCGAGGCCAACAAAATCCCACGCGGAGAAAACAGCTTCGACAAATACATAGGCGGACATTTTACAGGTAATGGGCAAGTGGGTCCTAATGGTAAAGTTTGGCATTCAACACAGAATCTTCCAGCTGATGTGAAGCTGAAAGGGTATGTTGTAATCGTCTATGCAACCCCTGCCAAAACAAGCATTGGCGCACAAGATATGCCCATAGTTGAAGGGTCAGCTTTAGTCGTGCAGTTTGGTGCCACACCCGAAACCGCAACAAATGACTCCTACAGCGCAAACCCAACATACAGTGCCTATATCCATACGCAAATGCAAACATTAGTAACTGCAGCCGTTGGAGTATTCGGGCCTAACACATTGACATTGAAATACGATGAATCTTAAGCCTTATTTGAGAAGGCAATCCAATGCCTCAACCTTTGTTTTTCTGGGAAGTTTTGTTACGCAACGGTGAAGTCAAGCGAGAGATAGATGGCTTAACATTCTCAAGGGACATCGTGCCAATTGCAATGGAAGTGCGCAAACTCATCTTAAGAGATGAGCTTGGCGAATTCCGTTATGGCGTTGACCTGGACACTGGCGATTTCTTCATAAACGGTTCATCGCTTTCAGCTATGGGCGTACAATGGGCACAACACCCGGACGTTGAGTATCCTATCACTGGCGGCGGAGATTGGAAAGCAGCTGAACTACGGCCAATTTACCATAGACGCAGAACAAACTTCATCCGCATGTTACTACCAAGTGATACTGCAGAGTATATTCCGGGCTTTCACATCTATGCGATAGGCTGGCAAGCTACAGTTGACATTCCAATTTCGGACCACAGCATGCAATGCTATCATCTTGAGAAAAGAAACATCAAACACATCCTCTATATTCACCAAGATGGGAAAGTGACGTTGAGCTAAAAATGGTAACACGATTCTATCTGCCAAGCACAGGCGAAGCCCCTATTACACCAGCTTATGATGCAGGTTGGACTCGCACAAGCGAAGTCGCTCGCCAAAAAATGCTGACAGCAAAGATCAATTCAGCCTTTGGAAATCAACCAGGTTTTAGTTCAACTGGCGCTGGCGCGGAATACACACTTCTCAAACAGTATATTTCAGATCCCTTGACAGCGCAGACGATAACGGGAACAGTTAAGGCGCAAATGAAATGCAAGGAAATGTACGCCGCCCAGAATGCAACATTGGCTATAGGCATTCGTGTAGTGTCCTATGATGGTGATACAGTTCGAGGAACTCTCCTTGCTATAACCGCTTCAGATAAAACTGACACTACCCCACCAGAATTTGCAACATCAGACTTCATTAACAGAAGGTTTCTCAATGCTGCTGAAAGCACTCCTGTTTCGTTGTCAAGTGTTGTCGCCCAAAACGGAGACCGCTTAATCGTTGAAATCGGATTCAGAGAGGAAAACGTAAATCAACAACTCGCCGCAATCACTTTTGGAGATAATAGCCCTAATGACTTGCCTGAGGATGATACTTCAACAAGCCTATATAACCCGTGGATTGAATTCAGCCAAACTTTAACGTTCAGCAAATCCACTACGGTAGCAGTGGACGACACCACATTAACCACTGCAATCGCATCGGGACCTCAACACAGAGTATTCTACATTTGTGGAAGATGGTGGGTGTTTTATTCAGATGGCACTGACATAGTCTTCCGCACAAGCACTAATTATTCAACATGGTCAGGCAAAACGCCCGTTCTTTCAGGCATCAGTAACATGCGCAATGTTGACTTTGACATTGAGAGAGGAAAGTATGGCGCAGACTATGGCTTATTCTTCATTCATTGTATTTGGCATGATGGTGTAAACGGCGACCCCTTAAAATACAAAAGGGGGGAAATGAAAGCCGATGGCACGATCACATGGAGTGCCGATCAAACCATCGAAACCCAAGCTGGATTAGCGATGACTTATCCAGCGATCAGGGTTAGTTCAGAAAGTTACCCTGCAGTCATTTATCAACTATCGCAGAAACCTCGAGTTGCCATAAACGCTAACCGCGATGGAACATGGTCAAACCGTAGTGGCTACCCTCAAAATCTTTCAGAAACAACTTCATCAACCCACATGGGCACGATTACAAGATTAAGTGCTGGCAAATTAGTATTCTTCTATTTCTACAATGCCGCGATTATCCGCTGTAAAGAATGGGACCCAAGCGGCGGATTAAGTGGACCTATTGACGTTTCCTCAAGTACAATTGCAAGTGCATTCTATGTCGGTGTCAGTGGGTTTCTCCAAAATGATGAAAGCCGAATAGTCTTCAACAAATCATCAAGCAACAATCTTATAGCAATCACTAAGAAATGGAACACAGCAGCTGAAGTTGAAGTGATCATCCGCAGCGGTAGTAGTTCATCCACATGTCCATGTCTGATAGTCATCAGCAATGGCGATGAATACGTCTTCTACGCCATATCTAACCACATTTACTACCTCAAATATAGTGCCGTAGCAAAAACATGGGATGCAGAGGTCGATTGGCTTGACGAATCCACTGCGACCTTGCCCGCAGGTCATATTTCGGGATGTTATGTCCATAATGGCATGCGATGCGAGATTGTTTATTTAACTGACAACGCATCGCCATACACAATCAAAGCAGCAGAACTTCCATTATATGTCTCCAAGTTAAGCACTCAAAGATACACAATAGGACCATCACTCCAACGCAAAGCATGTAGGGCTCTATCAAGAGACTGGCTTTTCTACTGCGATGGCACCGACATTGCTTATAATTCAACACCTGATGACGGCAAAACATGGAAAGGTTCCGCAGTAGCAAAAAACTCACCAGGAATTAACGGTTCAAAAACCTTCGCCATGTGGCATGACCGATCAACAGACTATGTCCACTGCGTATTTAGCATTCCAACTTACAATAACGCTTTGCAGTACAGGCGCGGTCTCCTTGTTTCAGACGGATCAATCGATTGGACTTCAGATTGGGTAACCGTAATCGCCGCCGATGCAACAAAACTATATATAACTCCCTACATCACAATCGATTCATCAGGTTACCCATGGATAAGTTGGACAGAATACCGTTCAGGCGACAACAAAAACCGTCCTTTATGTTGCCGTTCAACAACGAATGATGGCACTTGGACTACTGCCTCAGGTTTTCCAAAAGAACTCGATGGTGCAGCAACTTATTCTGGGTCTATAGGCGTTGTTCTTGCCTTCATGACAAATCGAGACATAATGGCAATCTGGTCTATAACCGGGGCAAAAGTAAGAACATCAAAATACACTTACAGTACTGATTCGTGGGCAGCGCCTGCTGACACATCCGCACAAATTTCAGATCGAGGAACAGCCCTATCATGCACATCAAACGGCAACAATGTTCATGTGGCATACCGCTGGTTGAATGGAAGCACCGCTGAATTTCGCCACATGCAATATAACGGTTCAAGTTGGCTAACTGAAGCCGTAATCGCAGGAACTCTCGGCACAGGCGGCATGGGAATATCATTAATTTCGGTCCCATCGGTTAACGATTTAATCGCCATCTATGTTAAAGACACAGGCGGCGCATCTGGCAGTTACGGAGAGTCCTACTACTATCAACTGTACCAAAGCGGCGCATGGGGAAGCGAGAGTCTATTCGCTGATGAATGGTTAAACGCCATTCTATACTACGATAATTTCACGTGCGGCTATGTTGCAGATTTAACTTCATCCAAAGTGCCTGTTTTCTATGAAATAGAAAGCGGAAACGCACTACCACTAATGGCAGTTCACCACGTTCTTTTGATACCCGGGCTCCCAAAACCAATTGAGGGCTACTCCTGGCTGAAAGCTACAACCTCAAAGGAAATTGAAGGTTACGCTAACATTAAGGCAATAACTGAGAAGAACATCTCAGGCTACTCATGGCTAAAACAAACAGGTGCCTCTCAAGAAATCTCTGGGAGTGCACATATCAAACAAGTGGGGCAATCCAAAACTATTGGCGGATATGCAACGCTTAAACATGTATCTTCTCAACAGGTATCTGGCAATGCTCACATAAAAGGAACAACCACTCAAGAAATCAGCGGCATGGCGGAAATTTGGTATGGCACTGTCCAAACGCGCACAATAGATGGATATGCTTGGCTCAAGACTTTAACTGAACGGCAGATTAGCGGTGAAGCCTGGCTGAAAGGCATGACATCACAACAAATCAGTGGGTACGCAGCACTTTCGACAGCCGCAAGCCAGCAGATTAGTGGTTATGCCCAAATAAAAGGCGAAAGCTTACAGCAAATTAGTGGAAATGCTCATCTGAAAACCTCAACTGAACGAGAGATATCAGGTTATGCGTGGCTTGTCAGTGCTGGCTACACGTTGCAAACAATCATTGGCAACGCATGGCTCAAAGGAATAACTCAGAAAGAAATCAGCGGGTATGGTTTCATTAAGAATGTGGTAACAGCACAGGTAATCAGCGGTATGGCATCGATAAGCGGTCCAGAATCAGAGCCACTACTGATAGAAAGCTCAATAACACAAGTGGTGGATATACAGTCTGCAGTGTCTCAGCTCGTAACAATTGAGACGCTGGTAAAGTGATAGAGCATGGTTGAGAAAATCCATCGTGGAGATACCCGCAGAATTAACGCCTGGTATAAAAACGAGGTTACCGGGCAATACCAGGACCCAGACTCAGGTACTAAAGAAATGAAGATTTATGATCCAGCCGGGGCCCTCAAGGCTACTGTCACTGATGTTCAATTCACCAAAGACAGCACAGGCAAGTTTCACTACGACTATGCCATCCCAACTGATGCTGCTTATGGTGATTGGAGTTACACAGTTAAGGGCACCCTCGGTTCGATGGTTGAAACGGAGCAGTTTTTCTTCACGGTATGCGCATTGAAGGTGTAAGCCTTGACCAGGTACACAACTATTGAGTTAGTCAAAAAAGAGTTGCGAATAGATGCATCAGACCTGACAGCAGACGAGGAGATCGATCAGGATATCAGCACCGCAAGCAGCATGGTTGATGCAATGGCAACAGCGGCAGGCGTGACCATTGCCTCGCCAACCCCGGCAATCATTGAGCAGATTGCCCGGTTCTTCGCCGCATGGCTTTTCAGGAAACGTGAAGCAGGCGAGACTAACTCCCAGCACTTCTACGAAAGCGGCGTGGCCCTATTCACAGCAATGGGCACAGCCACATCCACGGGCGAAGCAGAATTTGTGCAGGGAGAAGCTGACGCGGATTGACCTATAAGGAGATTATTCAGAAGATCATCGACTTGCTCAGTGCAGACGAGGCCCTGAAGAAACCGAACATTATCCGGGAATACTATTTTGGGCGCCCTCCCCAGCTCAATCGCTTTCCTTGCATCTTTGTTGAATTTGAGGGCGGGCCGATTGCCCTCATGGGTCTCGGTGGCTCAAGCGTGCGCAAGGACCACAACTACCGCGTAACTGTCTGCCATCGTCTAGCTAAGCAGGATGTGGCTGAGCAATTCGTGTGCGATGCCACGGAAGCCATCGAAGCCAACATTCGCACCAATAGAACCTTAAGCGGCCTGGTCACCTGGGCGAAAGTAATCCGCGCTGAGCGCATCGATGAGCTTACCGACAGTGATTTAAAGCAAATACGCATAACCATTCAAACGTTCAGGGAGGTCTGAAATTTTGAGTTACATCGGAGAAGAGGCTAATGCATACTATGTTGAAGAGGTCACATACGGCCAGACTCCTGTAACACCAGCGATGCTTTATATCGGCATCATCCAAGACGCAGAACCAAGCCTGGACCCAAAGAACATCCTTGTACGCGGACTCGGATCTCGCAACGTCCAAAGCATCAGAAAGACACTGCGCACCGTCGACTTGACCCTAAACTATGTTCCTCGAGACTGGGATTTCTGGGCATACGTGGGCAATGACAAAAGCGTGAGCCTCGAAGTATTTTATGAGAAGGCTGCGGCCATAATCAGCCTGAACCACAAGGGACTCAAAATCAACAAAGCCACAATCACCGGGTCAATAGACGAGCCTGTCAAAATCGGCATCGAAGGCATGGCACAGGACGTGGCCCCCGGGACCAGCAAGATAGGCAACAGTTACGAGAGCACGCCAGCAGCCGAGCCAATCATGAGCACAGACTGCGTGGTCAAAGTGGCCGCTGTCGAAGTCACCAGGTTCAGCGGCTTCTCCTTCACAGTGACCAACAACCTGAAAAGGCAACCTGTCATACGAAGCACAAATCCGCACCTACTCAAGGCGCTGCCAAGACGTCACCTCGAGTTATCCGGGTCCATCACAGCCGACTTCGAAAGCAAAGCAGAAATTGATGACATCATCGCTGACACATCCAGGGCCGTAGCATTCGAGGTGGGCGCCGGGGCGCAGAAAAAGATTTTCACGTTTGGCAACTGCAAGTGGAAAAAGACCAGCGAGCCCACCAAGATTGAGGACCTGGTTGCGCAGAAGTTGGAGTTTGACGCATTAACTCTTACGGAGAGTTAGGCCAAAGTGAAAGAGGAAAAAGTAATTCTCAGCCCTGAATGGGGCGCCCTCGAGGGCGAATACGTGTTCTCAGAAATCTCCTGGGCAAAACGCAACCGCATCCTGCAGAAATACACCAAATACAGCAGTGCCACAGGCCAAGTCGAATCCAGCGACAACGTCTCCATCCAGGCAGAACTAGTGTGGGCAAGCCTAAGGGGTAGAAAACCCGCCAAGTCACCCTTGACACTTGCTATGCTGCTGGACGAAACAGATAATGGCGTGCCCGTGGAAGTAGGCGAACTTTTCAGCCAGGTAGTCAGTCGCTTGTGCACCCTGACCAAACAAGACTTGCATTTTTTATTGGAGCAGTTAAGCGAGGAAGACCGCATCCAGCTCTTTCAGAGTTTCGGCTATGCAAAGAATTCGGCTGGACCCCCCTCGAGCTGAGAAGACAACCTGCTAAAGTCATCGAGTCCTTCTTGGTGATTCTTAACCAGTTGGACGAGGAAGCGCATAAGGCAATGGAGAAGGCCAAGCAAGGGCGAAACCCATGAGCATCCAAATTGACTCCGATGTCTTTGGTCTGTATGAGCTCGAGGAGAAGATGGCGAGGCTTGACACCCAACTTTTTCTTGAGATACAGGATACTCTCCAGGGCGAAGCCAATCTAATCGCCAGCCGCGCTCAATTCTACGCTCCGATTCGCACCGGGTTTCTACGGTCCACAATCTACGCAGTCGTGACTGCATTCCTGCATTTCAAAGTGGGCGCCTGGTGTTATTACGCTAAGTTTCAGGAGTTTGGCACACGTTATATCCCGGCACAGCGTTTTCTTAGCCGGGCATTCCAGGAACAGTGGCCGAGGCTTAAATCTAGAGTCGACTATATAGTCAGGAAGGTAATCCTCGAGGTGGGACGAACCTGAGCTTCCATGAAGTCAGTATCGCCATCAGAGCTGAAAACCGGGCAACGTCTGTTTTCAGAATGGTAGGTTCGGACCTCATGCATTTAGGTTACGCTTTTGGCGCCCTGGACTCGCAAACTGGGCGCACTGTTATGCAACTTTTCTCATTGGTTCGCCTCTTCACGACTCTACGCACGGCATTGAACATGGCAGCAACAGCCCAAGCCGCCCACACCACAGCAACCGAAGCTGGCGTACTTTGGCAAGCAACCTCGAACACGACAACCCAAACTAGCACCATAAGCCTGCTAGCGCACGCGGTGGCCGCGAAAGTCAGCGCAGCAGCCACTTGGCTACTCAACGCATCCCTCGCTATGAAAGTCAGCCTCCTGACACTTGGAGTTGGCCTAGTCATAGCAACAGCGGCTTACATGATGTGGCTGGCAGCCGCCACTAGGGACGCCGCAGCAGCCACATCAGAGTTTAATGAAGAGCAGGAGAAGTCTCAACGCCGCAGTCTGACCAGGGCAGGCGAACAGGCGTTTCTACGGAGAGGAGCTGAATGAGCGTTGCCCTCCCAAAAGGGTCCGCAGTTTTCGGCGCGGTCACACCAGACATTGCAGACATCAAAGAAATAAAAGTCCACTTAGGCGCCACAAAAGAAGTCTCCAGCTATTCAGTTATTTTGTGGAATTTTGACCAGAAATATACGGTCATCAACCCGATTAATTTAGGCGTAACAACTACGATTTATCTTGGCAGAGAGCCATCTGCGCCGCGTGTTCTAACCGGGATCGTGGAGGATATTGACTGTCAAGCTCAGGCCACAACTAACACTATCGTGATTGCCGGGCGATGCAACGGAGAAAAATGCTTCCGCAAAACCATCACTAGAACTTACGTCAACACAAAAGGCCATGTTATAATCAAAGACTTGCTGGACAATTACCTCGGCCTAGGGCACACTCGAGGCGTTGACGAGCTTGTCGAAGATTGCGACACCACATACACTTTGCTTGAATACGAGGACACGCCAGCATGGGACATCATCAAATACATAAGCGAAACCGCTGACCTCAGCGGAATCATAGGCTACGAATTCCGGGTGGCAGGAGATGGCAACGTTGAATGGTTCCCAAAAGGCTCCAAAGCAGCTCCATTCCTTCTTAACGAAAACTTCGCAGTAGCATCCTACTCCAAAAGCGTCTCAAGGAAGCGAGACAAAATTAAGGTCCTCGGCGCCGCCCTCCAAAAACTCCCCACAGACGAATCATGGACAGAGAAACTAGATATCAACGATGATGGCACGAATGATTGGATCAGCGGCACAGGCACAGGCACGGTTGCCCTCAGCAGCTCAATCAAACAGAAAGGAACATACAGCATACGCCATACAACTAACACGCCCGATTACTATGCACAGTTGCGACTGAATATTCCAGCGTCTCTTAGGCCAAACACAAACAAGTTTCCAAACTTCAACTTCCTCATACGAAGAGGTGATGGCTTCTCAGGGCAATGCGTTATCTACCTTCAAGACGCATTCGGGGCCACAGTTTACCAGGACTTTCAGTTGGAAGAAAACAAATGGATGCGCAAAAAATTCTTAGCAGGCTTCCGAAATAGAGACAACTGGAACGGCGGCCCAGACGTAATTGACAACTTCGCTTGGAATTCTATTGCCGCGATTATTTGGGAGCTTTGGTTCCCAGGCGGACAACCGTTACCTTCGGGAACGGGAAGTTTCTGGGTTGATGACCTTTACTTCAACGGCAAAAGATTCGAAGCAACCTATGGAGCAGGAACCAGGGAATACACTGAAACAGACGATGAACTCTACAGTGACGAGGAATGTATGCTCAGGGCCAAAGCGCTCTATGCTAACCTCAACGGTCCCCAGGAACACATAGTTCTGGAAAGCGAGATCATCGATTATGGTAGCTACCCGATGAGGGCGGGGGACCTAGCGCACTGTCACTTGCCAAACGAGAATGTGGATGGTGATTATCGGGTTATATTCGTGGAAATGGCATTCGACAGTGAAGCCCAAACCTTGAAGTTAACCCTTGAATTAGGCTACGAGCCGCCATTATTAGCAGACTACATCTATGGATTACGGCCATATACCGTGACCGTTGAAAAACTAGCTAGGTTGAAAGGCGGTCCCTACGCTGCCACTTTTGTCACTGGCAGCTTAGGTAGAATAGGCTCGGACCAGCTTGAGGATCTATCTGTCCTCACAGCCAAGATCAAAGATTTAGCTGTCGAATCTGCTAAGATCGCGAACTTAGCTGTGACCAACGCTAAAATTGCAAATCTGGCAGTTGACAACGCTAAAATAGCAGATGCCACAATAACTGACTTGAAAATTCTTAATGGAACGCTCACGTTCATAAAAGTTGACCAAGTATTCCCGCGGATGTCATACTACGCTGACAATAGATTCGTCTTAACTGCTGAGTCCCTATTCGGTTATGACACAAGCCATTGTGCCGGGTCTGGGCAGGTGACTGCGAGCGCAAACTATGTTAAACTTGAATGTGGCGCATCAGCCGGCAGCCAAGCGGACATGCGCACATTGGCATTGAACTTAAACGCAACCTTTCAACCACACTGGAAATGCAGAGTCAGATGGAACACTCTTGGTCGCTACTTGGGAGGATACATAGGGTTCATGCGTGATGACACCCACATAATCTGTTTTCGTTTTATGTCGGATTTTGACCCCCCGTATGACCAATGGCTTTGGGCTGTAGGCGGCACTGGTCCCGCGACTAGGCTCCTGAAATATGAGGCAAACCGATATTATGTTCTGGAGATTCGGTATATCTCGCCCACGCAGGTTGAGTTTTGGGTTGATGGAGCAAAACTCGCCACGGTCCCTGGCATAACCGGGGACTTCAGAACCTTCTGGGCATTGATAGCCAATGGTAATGACGCGGTCAACTACACCTTAGAAGTGTTCTATCAATCAGCAACGGAGAATTGGCAATGAGATTAGTCTTGAGAAAAGTTTTCCCTAATCCAGAGAATCTCAAAAGGCTGAGTGGCGTGACCAAGAAAATCAAAAATGCTGGCTGGCGAGGCGAAGAACTAATCATTGAATTCGAAGATGTAGATGAGCGTGGCAGAGCCATCGAGATAAATGCTGGTGAAAAACAGGCATTACAAAATCTGCTGAAAAATGGAATTCTCTGGGAATTAGTTGAAGAGCAATAAATCAGGTAATATTGAATGATGCAACGTTGTCACCACTGTTTAGCAACAGACAACTTCCAAGAGTGCATCATCTGCCGTTGGTCAAAGCAGAACAGGCAGAAGCTGATGGATAAGCTAAAACATAAAAGCGAAATCCGCGCAAAATAGAGCGAGGCTCTGAAATGAGCACTTCATCAACCCGAACAAAAGCCATAACCATTGTTGGCGTGACTTTGCTGGCGATTCTAGCGGCATATCTTCTCATGACATACTACACCCGGATTACCAGCGTGGGCAGAATCAAAACCGTAGGAGTCAAAGTCTACACTGCATCCGATAAGAAGACAGAGCTGAAGGCAATTGATTGGGGCATCATTGAAGCGGGGCGGTCAGCCAATCGCTCTTGCTGGATTGAGAGCACTTCAAACGTGCCAAGTAAGTTGACGCTCTACACGGACCTGTGGACACCAAGTCAAGCGAGCAACTACATCATATTGTCCTGGAGCTATCAAAATCAGACCTTGGCGCCCGGTGACCTCATAGGCGTAACTTTCTACTTGGACACGTCTTCGGTTATCAACACGCTTCCAGCAGACCAGCGGATCACTAACTTCAGCTTCGACATCATAATTGTCGCAAGCGGCTAAAGGCAAAAATAGATAAGCACAAAACTCAGAAATTACTGAGAGGATACACTATGCCAACAGTGACTGAAACCATAATGGCCCTGCTGAGCAATCCAGCGTTTCTCTTTGCAGTCCTAGCGATTGTCAGAAACATCGGAGGCTACATTTACAGCAGTCTTGAAGCCAAACGCTTCATTCCTTATGATGGCTACAAGTTGCTTGAGACTCTGGCGTTGTGGGAGACTGTTCTGCTTTTGCTCACAGCAGCAGACTTGCCAGTGAAATACTCCGTTGCCATCGCCACAGTCCTGGACTTCGTCAGATCACTAACGAAAGTTGTTAAGCAGTATCTAGAGACCAGGACACCAGTCCAAACTCTGACAGAATCACCGAGACCGGGTTAAACCAAACAATTAGGGTCAAACAAATCCCATCCCTTTTTCTTTTTTTCAACCGCAAAAACTATAAGTTGAAAAGAACAGAAAGAAGTTTGCCGGGCTACACTTTTACTACGAGGACACCAGGCTAGTCCTCAGCTCGCTTTTTCCTAAGCAACCCAGCTGCTAGCACTATGACTACGGCCAAGATGAGAATAGCCGTCTCGGTTAGCTCAAAAGTGACTTGCACGTTTTTCACCTCCTGCAACCAGCAGGACCCGGGCTGAGGCAATATGGTTTATGAAAACAAAATAAGGACCCGGAATCCAGGTCCGGGTGTGCACGTTTAGCGTGCGCTTTCCTGCTTCTTTGGCTCGCGGTTGATAAACTGCTTCTTGTCACCCTTTAGCACTAGGACATATTCTCCGATGTCGATGCCTTTTGGATTCTGCTCAAGGCCAGCCATTAGTTTGCGCACTGTCTCAAAGCAGTTTTCAGGATTCTTCCGCGGGTCACTGAGCATCCATCCCCAGGCGCCCTTAGCTGCTGGGCTTTTGTCCCTAGCCTTCCAGGGCAATGCCTCGATGTCTGCGATGTCTGGAAAATCAGTTTTGCCGTTGGGTGCCTGCGGCATCGTTGCTGGTTGTGGCATTTGGACTGGGTGACTTGGGGCGAATTCAGCGAGCCATCCATCAATCATAGACTCGGCGCCTAGGCGGACTCCTGGCATGTCTTTTGGGTCCAAGTCGCTGGTGTCTATGACTAGGCGATAACTGACTTGGCGTCCGTTTACGTTTGTGCCTTTGGCAACTTCGAACGTAGTTACTTTCATTGTTTGTCACCTCCAGCCTTACGGATTATGACCTCGCCGTCTCGAAGCAACCAATTACCACGAGTTCTAGGTTCGGGATCCAAGTGAGCCATTGAAAGAACTTCTCAAGGTTAAAATTGATAACAGGCTCGATGCAGATCATTTTATGCTCGTGTGGCAGCAATCTCATCGATGTATATCTGTTTTGAGGAGCAGGAGCAAAACTCCAAGCTCTCGTTGATTCCGTCGTCTCTATGGTGGCTCCACAGAGAACATTATCAGGGAACTTGTATTCGAGCATCCTTGCAGGATTCTTGGTCAAGAGCAGGAACTTCGTTAGTGGAAACTTCTCGATGACTTCCATGACATTGTAGATCCAAGGCACAGGAATCCAAGAACCAAACAAGTCTCCCATGTCTTCAACGAACACAAAGTCCTGCTTACTGAAGGACTTGTTAAGCTCTTTTACTACGAGCATTGCAGAGTCGTGGGATCTCTCAAGGTCTTGGTATCGTTGAGCATCCTTCAGCCTGCCCTTCTTCAAGGCTTCAGACCAACAGTAACAGCAGCCATGCTTGCACTTCATAGCGATAGGATTCCACGTCTTAGTGACGAAAGGAAACATCAAGCCCATTCTCTCATTCCTCAATGATGTGTGGTAGCAGAATATTCTCCATTGTTATGCAGTGAGGATACCACAAGCCATCGCTCACAAGCTTCCACTTCAAAGCATCCCTTAGATTCCACCTGTGAACATCACAGCAAAAGGCAGCAATAGTCGTGTCTTCCCCATCTGGAACTTTATAGACGATTCTCCAATCAGCATCCTGACTGCAAAGAAAGCAAACCTTAGCAGCCAAAGCTCCCTGCACAGCCTTCTCCACATCAGCATGAGTCACGATCACAGCCATCTGCTGACCACAACATTCTTTCCATCCACGAGTCAAGCTTTCCTGAAAATTCACCTTCTCAGACTTGCCACATCTGCTGCATCGAACTGTGGTGTCAGGCTTTGGACTTGTCATCTTGTCGTCTCCCTTGAGTCCGTAAGCTGAGGGCAAAGCCCTCAAGGTTTTGATTTCATCAAGCCTTGGAACAACAATATCCTTCAGAGTCTTGCCATCCTCAGTGACCTGAATAAATGGCAGAAACTCTGTGGTCTTGTCTGACTGAAAGCTGTAAGCCATTTCGAGATGGCTCTTGAGAAACCAATGAAGGTATCTCATGCTGACTGCCCAATTGATCTCTTCCTTTCTCTTTCTGTTCCCCTTGTTCCAGATCCTAGGTGGCTCCACTCGAATAACAGGCTCCACAGCCTTGTCGCCAATGAGTTCAGAGATCTGGAAGCTGAGGATAACCTTGTTGTTTGCGATGTCCCACTCCCACATAGTTTTCTTGATGCCATACGAAGCCAACAAGCCATCTATCTCAGCCTTCGTGGACAAGGGATTGATTTTAGTGGTCTTGTATTTGACAAGCCTATCGTCAAAGTAGAGCTTCATTCTGTTTTCACCTTCGCTTTTTTCTCGCCAAACCAAACTATGCAGATGAGCAAAGCACTGTTTCCTTAGTCATTGCGGCACCTCCTGGCATTTATCGCAGTCGAAGAATACTCGCTGTGGCCCTGGTTGACAGTGGCATTCGTCTGCTTCATGGGCACCATGCCTACAACGATGATGATCTGCTGGCATGCCTACTTCACCCTCTTGTAGACACGGGTGATCTCCCGGGTTTTGCCGAAGGCGCTAGTCCATCCTCGTAGTAACACCAAGTCACCTTGCACTTCGATTTCCGCGATGTCGAAGGACGCTGGCGCCTTAACCTGGATGGCTTTGAGGCCTCGCTTCTCAAGGAATTCTTCCACGCGGTCATCGTTGGTTTCAGCGATTTTCTTGCTTGCCATTTAGGGCACCCTCAAGACTGTTTTGACTAGGCCAATCCAGGCGCCAACTCGGTGACTATGCACGCTGACAACTTCGGGCTTCGTGGATGCTTGTCGTTTGAGCACTATCCAGAATTTGCTGACGTCATCAAGAATGATTGTGGGCAGGCCGTTTGACTTGACCCATTCCTCGCCACGCTGAATGTAGCAACTCATTCCTCAACCGCCTCCGGGTCAACTCGATAATCCTCTTCGTTTTCGACTAGTTTGCGGCCAGCGTCAACTGCTTCTTTCCATGATCTGTAGAGCGGGTCTTGCTTGACCCACACGCGGATGCTCAGGCGATATCTCAGTCCTTTCGGCATGCCTACTCCTCGCTCTCCGCTACTCGTCTGAGCGCATCGACTTGCTTCTGGATTCCGTTGCAGTAGGCTCTGAGCTCGGCTTTGCCATTACACTTTAAGCCTTCAAAACCAATCGCATCGCTGACCACTTTGACTAACTCCTGGACCCTTGGCAGGTCAACAAAAACGGAGGTGACGCCGAGACGTTTGCCGATCTCGGTTGTGGCATTCTTCAATTATTGTTTTTCTGCTGTTTCCATAGATCGGAAGAGCACACGTCTGAACTCCAGTCACACGACTTGATCTCGTATGCCGT